CAATCAATGCTTTACCTCAAAACAGACAGGTTTTTGTACGCAGCGCCATTAGAGGGCGGCACGTATGATTTCTGGGAAATTTAGTATGTATGTCTCACCGTGGCAGGATGAAGATGTAAAAATCGCGCTGCAGGCTGCCACCCAAATGGCGGAGCGGTGGGGCGAAGACTTTGCGATCATGAGTGACCTGTCGGTGAAGCCGTTAAGGGAGGCAGACACGCCACCGCTTGAGATAGTGCGCTGCCCTGCCGCTTTAAAGAAGCCGGACAATAAGCGATAATATAGTGAATAGGGATTTAGGACTCCGGCCCCTCCCTCCGGCGGTGAGGCGTAGCATCGTTTATAGATCAGATACGAAAGGGGCCATTCAACTCATAGAGAGTAGTATTTGATCGTCTACGTCACCTATCAGGGGAAAGGGGATGCAGCAGCTAGTGTCGATACAATGGTATCCGGTCCAGTTTGGCGAGATGCCAGATGCGGAAGGCACGTACATGGTGGCGTTCTCAGACGGTAGTGTTGAGAGCTACCCTATGGACATTAGGGATATACAAGACGGCTCAATCCACTGTGGATCTATTGAGGGAGAGTGGTGGGCTGCATCAGTTCCGCACCCGGAGCGTTCAGAATTGTTTTTGGATATCAGTGAGTTGATCTCAGAGTGAGTAGGCGCGGCGTACCAAATCGCAATAAGAAGTTTCTGCTAACTCGGCTGCAGGATATGTATGGGGATGACTTTCACCCAATTATGCGTATGGCAGAGCAGGCTGTTAGGCTGCATGGCATAGCAGAGACCGGGGAGACGGCAGATATCAAGGCCAGCATAGACGCATGGGATAAGATCGCCGCGTACACTGAACCTAAGCTGAAGGCCACTGAGGTTGATCTAACGACAAGTGACGGCAGTATGTCGCCTACGGTAATAGAGTTGATACCCCGGTTGCCCGATGACGACTATAGCGACGATTGAATTACCCCCGAAGCTGGTAGAGTTGTTTGCTGGTGAGGCGCGCTATCGCTGCGCTTATGGTGGCCGTGGTTCTGGGAAGAGCCGCTCATTTGCAATCATGGCTGCTGTCAGAGGCTACATATGGGGCAGCGAGGGTCGCTCGGGTCAGATCCTATGCGCCCGGGAGTTCATGAACAGTCTTGGCGATAGTTCGTTTGAGGAGGTCGCCGGGGCAATCAAGACGTATGATTGGCTGGCTGATTACTATGAGGTCGGTGAGCGATACATACGGTCCCGGGACGGCAACATTGAGTTCACCTTTTCCGGACTGCGGAGGAACCTCGATAGCATTAAGTCTAAGGCCCGCATCCTTCTGTGCTGGGTAGATGAGGCTGAGACCGTGTCAGGAATGGCGTGGGACAAGCTGGACCCCACAATCCGCGAGGAAGGCTCTGAGCTATGGGTATCGTGGAACCCGGAGAGCAACCTATCAGCGACCCACCAGCGGTTCCGGGCCGACACCCCAGCAAGCAGCAAGATTGTAGAGATCAACTGGCGTGACAACCCATACTTCCCCAAGGTGCTGGAGCTTGTGCGCCAGAATGACTTTGAGAAGCGCCCAGAGAACTATGATCATATCTGGGAAGGCGCGTTCCTGACCCACCATGAGGGCGCGTATTACTCGCTAGAGATGCGTGACGCCAACGCACAGGGCAGGATCACCGCGGTCCCGTATGAGACCCGGATACCAGTGATCACGGCGTGGGACTTGGGGATAGGTGATACAACGGCTATCTGGTTCTGCCAGAAGGCTGGCCCTGAGACGCGCCTAATAGACCACTACGAGACATCTGGAGTTGGACTAGACCACTACGTTAGGGTGCTGCAGAGCAAGGGATACGTCTATGACCAGCACATACTGCCGCATGACGTAAGGGTGCGGGAGCTAGGGTCTGGCAAGTCCCGGCTAGAGACGCTGCAGAGTCTGGGTCTCAACAACATCCAGATCGCCCCGCAGCTGAACGTGGATGACGGGATACAGGCGTCCCGGTCATTACTGGCAACGTGCTGGTTTGATGCTGAGAAGTGCAGCCACGGTGTGGACGCGCTGCGAGCGTATCACCGGGAATACGATGACAACAACCGAGTATGGAAGGGCAGACCGGCACACGATTGGTCAAGCCACAGTGCTGACGCATTCCGGTATCTGGCGGTCGGTCACCGGGAGACTAGCAATTGGGGTGATCCTATACGACGTAACCTACAGGGGATTGCGTGATACACTGAGGTTTGCGATCTGGAGGGATTCGTATGACATTCAAACTAAGTGAGCCATCGTGCATCAGCTTCTCAGGGGGCAGAACTAGCGCCTATATGCTGTGGCGGTTTATCGAAGCCAATGACGGTCTGCCAGATGACTGCGTCGTGACCTTTGCCAACACAGGCAAAGAGGCAGAGGAGACGCTGGAGTTCGTTAGGGACTGCGGCAAGTATTGGGACGTTCCGATTGTCTGGCTGGAGTACCAGTGGGCAGAGGAAACCAAGGACAGGTGGAAGGTTGTCGATTTTGATACGGCGGCAAGGGATGGTGAGCCATTTGAGGCGCTGATTCACGCCAAAACGTATCTGCCTAACCCCGTGGCGCGGTTCTGCACGATTGAGCTAAAGATACGCACGGCCTCGTCGAGAAGCGATCCCACGGCGAGAATATGGCGATAGTCGGCATCAGGGCAGACGAGCAACGCAGGGCCGCGAAGATTGAGCCTCATAGGAGGCCGCTAGTAGCCGCAGGCGTCACGAAGGAGACAGTAAGCCGGTTCTGGGCGGAGCAGCCATTTGACCTTGGCCTGCCTAATGTCAACGGCGTGACACCTCGCGGAAATTGTGACCTGTGCTTTTTGAAGGGTGGCGGGCTGATTAAGTCGCTCATTCAAGACAACCCCAGCAGCGCAGATTGGTGGGCTAGGATGGAGCGCGATGTGCCTGCAAGCCGTCAATCAGGGGCCACTTGGCGCAATGACAGGCCGACCTACGCCGAGATGCAAGTCATCGCCCGAGAGCAGGGTCAGCTTGACTTGGCAGGGGATGAAACTATTCCGTGTTTTTGCGGTGATTAGCGTGGCGATGGTATAATGAGGGATGGGATTACTAGACGCTTTTGCCGCCCTCGTTAGGGCTGGCTATCCAGAAGAGACCGCCCGGAAGATAGCTTCTGGCGAGTTGCCGATGGACACTGCCAGCCGTATGGCTCGCGCTGCCGATCAGGGGTTCAATGCCAAGCACTATCACGGCACTCGGGCGGATATATTGGAGTTCCAGCCTAGCACTGAAGGTATGCAAGGCCCGGGCATTTATAGCTCATCAAACCCAGCCGTTGCTTCAGGTTACGCGGGAAAAACCCTTCACGGGCCGCAGGGCGGCGAGAATGTCGTGCCAATCATGCTGCGCGGCGGCGTTGACCACCTCAGCGATATTGCTGATAGGTATCCATCAACAAGGATCAGTGAGCTACCTTCAATCTATCCGGCTTTACGGGAAGCATTTGATCCCCGAGACATCCGATCCTACTTCTCCGCTGCATTCGATCCTGACTACACTGGCCCCAACATCCTTGGGCTGTCGGAAGGCGCGAGTGGCGGTCCATCCCTTCTGGGTGCGGCTGCCAATACTGCGGTTGGCGCTGCCAACGCTATGGCAGACGAGCAAGAAGGTGGATATGAGGGACTAACCGATAAGATGGTTGACGCTCTCACAGACGCTATGGGCGGCACAGAAGATGACCGAGATGTAGCAGAGTACATTTCAATGGGAATGGACTTCTTGCCCTTTGTAGGCGCTGCTAAGGGCATATCAGAAACCTATGACGCATACCGTAATGAGGACGCGCTAGGCTTAGGGTTGGGGCTGCTAGGTGTTGCTGCGGGGCTGTTCCCTGCCGGGCGTGGGTTATTCAACAGCGCAATGGGCATAACCGAGAAAGCGCCACCCGTAACAAGGGATACTGGGCTGCTGCAGCGTGTTGGTGACGTTGATGAGGTCAACGCCATGACGCTGGATGTAGAACCCGGCGTAACGCTGCTCCCGTCACAAAGGATTAGCGCAGCTGACCTTGAGGGTCGAGGTTTTGTCTCTGGTATGTCAGACACCAGCCGAGGTGATTTGTCGCGCATTGTTATGGTGAACGACCAGCCGGTAGATGTTGTCCGGTTTGGCGGTCAAGACTACATGAGGCAGCCGTACAATGCCGAGAGGGGCATCTTGTGGGCATCTGATAAGGATGTAGTGTCTGGTCTGGTAAACGCAGGAGAGTCCACTATGGATCTCCCGGGCGTTTCTAGATCACCGTTATACATTCCATACGGGATGGCGGGGGCAAGCACAGACTTTGCCACGATGACTGCGGACGTAATGGTCCCGGTGGCACGCCAAAACATGACAAAGGCGCAAAAAAGGTCGCTTGATAAGCGAATCAGAGAGGGCGCAGGCAAAAAGCAAAACGAGATGAAGCCGCAACCAGATTGGCCCGGTATAGACAGCCCAAAGTCTGCTGAGTGGCTGGCAAACGCTGGTGGAGACCGTAAGGCTGTCACCAAGGCTATTGATGAGTTCCGAGATGAGGCAGGCATCAGCTTGTCACAAGCTAGGGCTGCCATTGTTGATGCGTCACAGATGAACCCGCGGGTGGGTAATTTAAGGCAGGCTGGCGTTATGGATCTGACTCTAGCTCCGCAAGCTGGGCGTCACCCGTCATATAACACCGACATCATGGGCCAGTATCTTGGTGAGCTTGGCGGAAACATCAACTTGCTGGACGATCTAAACCCACTAATCAGGTCATCAAGGCAACCATTTGTCGATGAGATGCTGCGAAGGGGTCATGACCTAAGTGCATTCACAAGGCCTGCGCCGGTAGGTAAGGCTATGCAGGCCGGTCTGATTGGGCAGTTTGACCAAGCTGCGCTAGATGCACTGATCAAGAAGGGAGCGATAACGCCGTAATATGTACGTCTTCTCTTTATCAGACACGCAGTCATGGTTGAGCATGGCCTCAAGCACTCCGTTATCCCAATCGCGCGGGCTGACGGAGATGGCATCTATCCAATCTCGTGCATTCTGTGAGAGTGTTAATTCATTCATCCCTTCAGTATAGACGCTGAGGTATAATATGGCTACACCGGCAAAGGGCAAGGCAAAAGTCAAAAAGACCGCATCTGGTAAGAAGGTCAGCTACGGTCAGAAGGGCGCGAAGGTTAAGCCCGGGACTAAGAAGGGCAACTCATACTGCGCCCGGTCAGCGGGTCAGATGAAGAGCCACCCGAAGGCTGCAAAAGATCCAAACTCACCGCTGCGGCTGTCCCGTAAGCGGTGGAAATGTTCTGGTACTAAGTCAAGGAGCAAGTGATGCCAAAGGTAGGTGGAAAAAGCTATTCATATACCAAGAGGGGCAAGGCCGCTGCAGCAAAGGCTAAGGCCAAGATGAAGAGGGCTAAGAAGCTTGCCAAGTAAAGGTCTATACGCAAACATTCAAGCCAAGCGTAAGCGCATCAAGGCTGGGTCAAAGGAAAGGATGCGTAAGCCCGGGACAAAAGGTGCGCCAGCGGCTAAGGCGTTTAAGCAGGCAGCTAAGACTGCCAAGAAGCGGAAGAAAAAGTAAATGGCACTGTCCAACTACACTGAGCTAAAGGCGTCGATCGCTGACTTTCTGAACCGGGATGACCTAACTGCGGTCATTCCTGATTTCATTACGCTGGCTGAGGCGCAGATAAACCGCGACATCCGCCACTATGAGATGGAGAACCGGGCTACGGCTGACCTTGATCAGCAGTATCTGGATCGCCCAGCAGATTGGCTTGAAACCATACGCATTAACATTACTGGTGGCGGCACTCGCACACTAGACCTGTTGTCGGCTGCATCTATGGCAGACAAACGTGCGGGGGCAGAGAACACTACGGGAGAGCCTAAGTTCTACCGGCACGCTGAGAGAGCGTTTGAGGTGTTCCCTACCCCGGGCGGCACATATGAGGTCGAGCTGCTGTATTACGAGAAGATCCCCGCGCTGTCGGCAAGCAATACCACCAACTGGCTGCTAACCGATCACCCAGATATATACTTGTACGGGGCATTGATGCACTCAGCGCCGTATTTAGCAGAAGATGCCCGGGTTGGCGTGTGGGTGCAGCTGTACTCCGCCGCCCGGGACAGAATCAATCAGAGCGCTGAGGATGCGTCATTCTCTGGCTCTGGACTCACACTAAAAGTTAGGGGATTAGGATGAGCTTTTCAGACTATCTAGAGGACAAGATCCTCGATCACGTTTTTGGCGGGTCTGCGTATACCGCGCCCACCACTTTGTATGTAGGGCTGTTTACGTCGGCGGCAAGCGACTCTGCTGCTGGCACTGAGATATCGGGCAACGGCTACGCTCGGCAGACGGCAGCATTCACGGTGTCAGGTACTTCACCCACCACGGCGGCATCAAGCGCCAACATAGAGTTCCCAGAGGCTACCGGCTCTTGGGGTACTGTCACCTATGCTGGTGTCTTTGACGCGCTTACAAGCGGCAATATGCTTGCCTACGCGGAGCTAACAGATCCATCCGACTTCACTACCCCGCTGTCAAAGGTGATTAGCACTGGTGACATTCTGCGGATTAACGCTGGCAATCTGAAGGTGACTCTTGACTGATGGCTACTTTAGTAACTCGGACAACGGACCAGCCTGATGGCACGACCGCCAAAGGGTCGGAGCTTACTCACGCAGAGGTAGACGCTAACTTTATCAATCTCAACAGCGATAAAGTTGAGGTATCTGGCGCTATCGTATTCGCGGCTAAGGCTGGCGAGGCTTTGGCTATGGGTGATGTGGTCTATGTATCTGGTGTTAGCGGCAATGAGCCTGTAGTTTCTAAAGCGGACGCTGATGATGCGTCCAAGATGCCTGCATTCGGATTGGCTGAGGCTGACGCCAGCCTCAACGCTGCGGTCAACGTGGTCACGTTCGGCACACTCTACGATCTGGATACCTCTGGCTTTACGGCTGGGGATACCGTCTACGTTTCAACAACGGCTGGTGGTTTGACGGCAACCAAGCCCGCTGGTGAGGCATCACTTATTCAGAATATAGGCAAGGTGATCCGCCCACACGCCGCTGCGGGGTCTATCAAGGTAGGTGGCGCAGGCCGAAGCAATGACACGCCGAATCTGAATAATGGCAACGTGTTTATCGGCAACGCCAGTAATCAAGTAGAAACTCGGGCGCTAGTAGAGGCCGACATTAGCGACTTGCAAACATATCTTACTGCCGAAACTAATGATCTGTCTTCTGCTGTAACGTGGGCTAACGTGCCAGATGCAAACATTACGCAAAGCAGTGTAACCCAGCATCAAGCGGCGCTTTCTATCACCGAGTCGCAAATTAGCGATCTTGGCACTTATCTCACGGCAGAGTCAGACACGCTTGATTCAGTAACAGGCCGTGGTGCTACGACTACTAACGCTGTAACGGTTGGCAATCTAACCTCCACAGGCATCGACGATAACGCCACAAGCACTGCGATTACTATTGATGCGTCAGAGAACGTGGGAATTGGCGTATCGTCAATGAACCACAACCTGCAACTTCCGCAAGTCGCTGGAACATCCTTGTCGTTTAGTAACGATGTGGGTTTCAGCTTAGATAGCACAACTTGCGCGTACTACGGTCTGACTTATACGCAACCTACTGGCAAATTTAATGTTGTTTTGTCAGCGTTTAGTGATCTGTTGCTTGCCACCAATGGCGCAGAGCGTATGCGTATCGACTCCGGCGGCAACGTAGGGATTGGCGGTACACCTGAAACAGAATTAACAGTTTTTGGGACTACTAACTCGTTAGCTAGGCTTATAGGGGCTAATACTGGAATATCTGGAATAGATTTAGGCGATACTGATGACTCTGATGTGGGAAGAATTAGGTATCACCACTCAGACAATTCATTACGCTTCCATGTTAGTGCTGTTGAGCGTCTGAGGTTAGAGTCTGACGGAGACTTACACGCAGACGGTGATGTAATCGCCTACTCAACCACTGTTTCTGACCAGCGCCTAAAGGATGACGTTGAGACGATTGAAACGGCTCTGGACAAGGTTGGCAATCTGCGTGGCGTAACGTACACATGGAACGCAGGCTCACGGGCAGGACAGCGCGACTACGGTGTAATTGCTCAAGAGGTTGAGCAAGTTATTCCAGAGATTGTGCGCGAAAAAGAAATGGCCTTGATTGACGGCGAGACTTACAAGACCGTGGATTACGAAAAGCTAACGGCCGTTCTTATTGAGGCAGTAAAAGAGCTAAAGGCTGAAGTAGACGCATTAAAGGCGGCTCAATAATGGCTTTGCCTGCTGTCGGTAGTGAAATCACCATGCTGGACATTGCCACGGAGTTTGGTGGCGTGGCTCCTCATGCCTTGTCAGAGTATTACGGGCAAGGCAATGCTCCTGCATCTGGCGAGATTCAAATGTCTGCTGACTTTGGTGGCACTTCTGCGGCTAGTCCTATTTCTGCTACGGGCGGCACAACGTCCACCTCTGGCAATTACAAGTTTCACACTTTTACCTCTGGCGGCACGTTTAACATAAGCGCGGCGGCATCAGGCTCACTCTCAAACACCGTAGACGTTCTTATCATTGCTGGAGGCGGCGGCGGCGGTGTTAGTGACGTAGGTCAAGGTCGAAAAGTAAGCGGTGGCGGTGGCGGTGCTGGCGGCTATTATGCCTCAACATTTTCTGCAAGCACCGGAA